AGGCGGCGCCTTAGGCGCAGGTGTTGGTAAGATTGTGCAAGGCATCGATGATATTCACCAAAGCCTTCTCATCTTGTTTGGAACAATTCCAGGTGAGGATCCTTTTCGACCCACCTTCGGCGTCGACTTATCGCAGTTCCTCGACAAGCCAATTACGGTTGCTACTCCCGCGATTGTGGCCACTATTTCAGATGCGATTGCTTTATGGGAGCCGCGGATTACTGTAGTAAGTATTGAATCCACCTATTTACAAAACCAACCCGCTCAGTTAGTAATTGCAATTACTTGGCAAGCTAACTTGCCTAATTCGCAAGTATCCCCAGCTTCGGTTGGTATGCAAGTCACCACCTGGGCTGTAGGAGGTAAGTAGATGCCTGTTATCGTCCCGCAAAATTCGGTGCCTTCAGTTACGGGGGTGGCTAATGCAGTTCCATTCAATCTCCCATTGCCGCTTTTTGTCAATGATGCAGATGGGTTGAACCCGCTCGCTGTGCTCGATGATATGATAACTTCTTTTGAAACAACTTCAGGGAAGACATTATATCCCGCTCAGCTCGAGCAATTATTGATTAACTTATATGCCTACAGAGAGTCGCTTGTGCGCAACGCGATTCAATATGCAGGGATGCAGAACCTTGTTGCTTTTGCTTCCTACCCTGCGCTCGATTACTTGGGGCAGCTCCTCGATGTGACAAGGCTCCCAGCCCAATCATCGTCTGTGACTTTGCAATTCGTGCTGACGGGAATACAACTCACTCCTACAACAATTCCTGCCGGCACACAGGTAGGAACGACTGATGGCACATTCATTTTTTCAACTGCGCAAGATTTAGTTATTCCCGCGGGCGCATTTAGCGGATTTGGCTCCGCAAGTTGCACCACACCTGGCGCGATAGGTAATGGGTATGTGGCAGGACAAGTTTCTGTGCTTGTTTCTGTGCTACCTTTGGTTAGCACTGTTACAAATACCACTACATCGATTGGTGGAACCGATGGAGAAATACCTGGAGTAACTGGTGATAACTTATTCAGGTCGAGGATTCAAATAGCACCCGGCGCACTTACAGTTGCGGGGCCTGTTAACTCATACAAATCTTTCGCGCGGGCTGTATCGGCGGCAGTTATTGATGTGCAAATTCCTTCGCCACCCGCAACACCTGGGACAGTGCAAGTTTATATTCTAAGTGGGCCAGTTACCGTGCCTGCGGCTTATCCCAATTTTTCGGGTATAGCTTCGGCTGCGCTAATCAACCAAGTTGCGCAAGCTCTTTCGGCGTCCACAGTAAGGCCATTGTGCGACACAGTGCAAGTCGCTGCAGTAACAGAAGTCGATTACGTGGTTACCGCGACTATTACTTTGTATGCCAATGCAAACTATGGTTCAACCTATGCAGGCATTGTTGCGGCCGCGCAAGCCTTGGCGCTTTTACTTGCATCGAGCATTGGGCAGGACATTGTGCCTAATCAGTGGATAACAGCACTATCGGTTTCAGGTGTGTATGACATTGCAGTAAGTATCACAGCGCAAATTGGTGCGACACCTTTAGTGCCTGGGCCCGATGGTTCTTTTGTCTTGGCAAATGGGCAGTGGGCAAACGCTACCGCAATCAATCTGACTGTTATTTTCGGGAGCAAGAATCAACCTTTGAGTTAATATGACACAATTACTACAACCTTCGAGCGCGATCAATGACTTGCGAACACAAGCACACCTATCACTTTCGGCGCGGCTGCAAGCGCTCGACCTGACGCAACTCCTTATCTACACATTAACTAACGCACCCGCCTCAATTTTGCCCTATCTTGTGTGGCAATGGGGGATGTCTGTGCCCGCTGTGGCGATGCAAGCCTTGGGTGTATCTTTGCTAACTATCGTCCAAAATGCTTTGCCCTTATATAGAAGCATGGGCACGCCTTCTTCAATTATCGACGCCTTGAGTTTGTGTGGCATTGCAGCAACAATCCTCGAAGGGCAAAATTCATGGGGAGGCTCGACCTACCCAAGCGATCAAGGTTGGGCTGCTTTCCGCATAACTGCAAATGGCATCTTTTTTAATAGTGTTACTGGCGCGCTCAATGGAAGTAATCGAGTCTTTACGTTACCTGCTTTGCCTAACAGCAACTCTTTGCGCGTCTTTTACAATGGTGTATTGCTGCGACCCACGACTGACTATGGCGTAGCCGGGCTTACATTGACTTTGACTTTTACGCCAGACGTGCTATCCAACTTAGGGATTGTTTATCGATTTGGTGCAGCGTCTACACTGTTTATGGATGCAGTGGTGCCTACATCTGACGGCACGCATCTCACGCTTCCTCACACGCCCACTTCTTTGCTTCTTTATCGAAATGGTTTGTTTCAGATGGCGGGATTAAACCCTGCGCAAATGAGCGCAGTCGAGACAATTGTTAACTTCTTCAAGCCCGCTCGCTGTATCTTGGACCTGATAGCGCCTGCAGATTACTATGTCACAGGCGCTGTAATTACACCTTCGACGCCTCCAGGAAGCGATAGTTTTATTGCTTGGGGTACTTATGTGGGTAGCAGTGCGACGCCGAATTATGCTGACTTCGAGCTGCCTGGCGGCACAATCAACGGGAGCAATGTGCACTTTACTCTCGCGCATACGCCTAACCCAACTTTATCTTTGCAATTATTTGATAACATTGAATTGGTGAAAGATGTGGATTACACAATCACAGGAACTGCAATCACAATGGTTAATGCACCGGGGGTGGGAGATGCGTTCTTTGCGTTCTATCGCTATTAGTTTGCTTTTTGTGGCTTTGAGTGCTTTCGCGCAGACGAAAGTCAACCCGAATACACAAATAAACTGGCCATTGTGGAATAACTCGAGCTCTTTTGGAACCCCTTTGTCTTTGGGCAATGGCGGCACAGCCGCGAGTACGGCCGCCGGTGCTTGGACGAACATCTTTTCAGGGGCGGGTATCAGCGCCTCATGTCCACTACTTACTACAAATGGTAGTGGCGTGCTGACTTGCGGGACTCCCGAAAATGGCGTTACTGCACAGTACGCAAACTCGCGCTATGGGCGCGTCTCACTCGCATCGATGCCACATCTTGCGGCTGCGATGGCTAACTATAACTTCACAGCACAAGCACCGCTTTATATTGCAACTTTCGGCTCATCTATTGCTTTGAGCGGAGGAGGTTATACCGATCCAGCGAATCAAGCCGCATGTGGATACCTTGTCAGCGATCTTAAGAAATGGTTTCCCGGCCCTGGGGGGTTAGGTTACAATTTTCAGTGCGTGAATATGGGCATGAATGGGGCCATTGCTTACCAATTTCCCGCCGCGTGGATTGAGTACTCGACTTATGCTTTGAAGACAGTTACAATCAATACAACTAATACTGGCGGCACTTGTGTAGTTGGTGATTACTTGACTGTAAATCAGGGAGCTACAACGCAAGGAGGGGCAGTTGTAGTGACCGGCTGTTCAGGCAGTCAGGTGTCTTCCATCGCCGTGAGTCCATTCCCAGGGTGCTTGACAGATGCAGATACCTATACACCAAGTACAAGTTTGTATTCGTTGGCATCGAACGTTCCAACACTTAATGGCCCTCCGCCGAATTGCGGTATATACGAGCCAGTTGGCAACGAGACGGGTCTGACTGTCAACATTACTGCTGTTGGTTATCCAACTCCAACTGTGGGTGTGTTGCAATGGGGCATGAACGATTCAGGGCCACTGCTCTATAACACAGGCGAAACGTTGTCTGGTATGGTTAGTGCGGTAATAGGTGCGGTTACAACACTTGAGCAAAGCAGCGCAGACCCGATTATCTTTACATCGCATCATCCTTCAATCATGTGGAACTATTATGTGCAAGGTAATAGCCAGTGGGCATGGAATACGCTCATCGGGTGTGCATGGCCGGATTTTATGACTATATGCTCGCCGACTACGCCGGGCAATACTTCGCAGGTTGACTATGTTCACAGCACATGGACCGGCGATCTCGCACACGCTGGTACACCTGTCAGCGTTAGTGCTCGGGTTGGGGTTATTAACCAAAATTTTCGGAACATAGCATCCAATAATTTGGTATCTGTGATTGATGCAGAACAGTATTGGTTCGATTTGCTCGAAACCACGACTGCTGCGCAGACCCCGATTACGACCACAGCTTCTGCATCCAGCGGCAGCACGACAATCACCGTGGCGTCAAACACAGGATTGGTGATTGGTAACCCGATAACAGGGACAGGTATTCAACCAAATACATCTATTACTGCAATAAGTGGCACAACAGTTACTCTATCCCTGCCTACGATAGCGGTACTTTCATCGACCCCAATCTCAGCGCCGAATCAGTTAGCAGCGGAGCAGACATTATTTCCCGCTCACGGCCCACATATCAATCTTGCGGGAGAACAGGCGTATGACAATGCTATCGATGATTTCGTTTCCGCATTAGCCTCGCAAACCTCACAGCCAGCAGCGGGGACAGCAGCCACTCAAGCTGGGGTATCTGCTATCAATGCGTTAGTATCTCGGGGAGCAGCCAGTACTTATCAGTTGCCCGGCATTGCGCAAGGTTCAGGGTATTGGTTCTTACTAGGTACTTGGACGGCTAATTCCAACGGCACGGCTTTGGGTGTGGTTTTTAATACAACTAACGGGTATGCAACAAATGAAAACAATGCGGCAGTGGGTAGTTTAGAGATTATTCAAGGCAACGGGGGAACCGCACCCAGTATTTCGGGTATTACAACTTTTTGTTGGGGTGGCGGTGGAACGGGTTGCCCAGTTGGACAAGCCAAAGCGGTTGCTCATGGGGGCTCGACCTCGCCAGCTAATAAGGTGTGGGATGTTTACGTGAATATGGGTCCTTATGCAACAGGTACTTATTCTGTTACTACAGCTCCTGCGGATAGCTGGGTTAGCATCAATAGTTTAAGCACAAACCCTGGCGCGGCCTCTACAACCATTTTTGCTGGTAATGTTTATGTGCCACCGATTACACTTACCACAACAGGCACAAGTGGGCCGGCTACATTGGTCAATGGTGTGTTGAATATCCCGGTGTACTAAGTAGTACAAGAAAGGAAGGAGCATTTGTGGACATTATTAAGGCATGGTTGAACGCGCACAATGTAACGACCAAGTCGATCCTTGCTTTTATCGTTTCCGGATCGTGCATTATCAGCACAGTTCCGCAAGCCAAAGATTTTGTTTTGCTGACCTTTCAACGGCATCCTTATGTGGGAACCTGGGTTATGGCGGCAGCCGGCCTCATAACTTTGTTGATGAGCCCTCATTCAGATGCCGGCGCTTTGGCACATGCCAACGCGATCAAAGCTAAACCTGACGCACCAACTGCTGCTGATGTTTCCGCAGCAACAACTAAATAACCCTCCACCCACCCACAAGGAGAATAGCATGTGTCAGAATGCGACAAAGACTGCCGCCAGTCTTATGGCGGCAATCGAACCCACAATCAAGAACCTTTTGACTGCAACCAATTTGATTACCACACCTGATGGCGTTGCGGCTATCAGCGCGTATGATGCCGCCTTGGCCGCCTTGCAAAACTGGCAGTCGGGCACGGCTGCGCAGGAGGTGTTGGAGTTGATTGGTGACTTCCAAACACTTTTCAACAAACTGCCCATTCCTCCGGAGTATCAAATGCTGGGGAACATCGTCCTCGCCGGCATTGAAACAGTGATTGGTGTGGTGACGGCAAACTCGCCGGCGCCTGCTGCACCCGAGGGCGTTGAAGCGCACGCCGAAGCTCAGGCCATGCACCAAGCTGCTGTGGCGGCCGACACAACTGCTAAGGTGCAATCGCTGGTTCCAAGCTTCAAACGGAGCATTTTTCACTCACCCGAAAGTCAGTACAACAAGGCTTGGAATGCAGAGGTCGATGCCTCGGGCCTGGACACGTCTCTGAAAGTCGCGTAGTCGTTGCAGCGCTGACGCGCTTTTGGGGGTAGCTTCAATCGCTGGCGCTTTTTGCCCGGGATAGTGGGTTGAGGGCGTCAGCGATTGCATTACGAGGAGAATAACCATGTTCCGTTCGATGAAAATTCGCGTCCTGTTGGTGCTGTTTGCAACTTCTTGTTGTGCCTTCGCGCAAACCGCGCCCATCGGGGTCTGTGTTTCCAATATAGCCTCAACACTTTCTAATGGTTTTTTGGCGCCGCTCTCCGGTGCAAATATCTATCTTTGCCCTTTGGGTTCGAGTCCCTCCGCTTGTGTATCAAGTGCAATTACAGTTTACAAAACAAATGCGCTCACAGGGGCACCTGTAGGCCCGCCTACAACAGCAGACGCAGGAGGCAACTTTTATTTCTGCGCTGCACATGGCCATTATGCACTCGAGGTGAAGTCACCGCAGGGTTATTACATGGTTAATGATCTCGACCTTGTGGACGATTGGGCTGGCGGAGGCGTGGTTTCGGGTACATGGCAAGCTAGCAGTTTTCTTGGGCCACTGACAGGCAATGCCTCGACAGCGACGGCCGCGCAGAATGCGCCAACGCAATGCCCGGGTGGCGATTATGCAGTTGGAGTAGGTACAAGTTGGGGAGCTAACTGTTTGCCGTTGTACTACCAGACTGTCGAGGCCGCGGGAGTTGCTTTGACACCCCAACCTTTGCTTAACTTTGATGGGACAGTAGCAGCCACAAGCGCCACAGGGCAAACCAACATTGGCTTGCCGGCAACAGGTACGCCCGGCACGTATGCTAAGCCAGCCTCGATTACAACCGATGCCAGCGGGCGCGTTACTTCGGTCATAGCAGGCACAGGTACCAATCGCACGTGCAATGGGTATGGGTGCTATCGCATTGATAATGACGGGACCATAACTGAATTTTTGACTACAGGTGCTTTGAATAACAATACACCAACTACAATCACATTGCCGCACGCCATCCCAAGCACGGTTATGGCAATTAGTTGCACAGACAATAGTGGAAGGGTGCAATCAGGCAACAACCAACCGATTGGAGCAAATGTGGTGGGGGAAAGCGCGCCCTATTCTGCGTTCTTTGTAGACACACCTTCAACGAGCGTGACTGCTTATTGCATCATCGCCGGTTATTAGCTGACTGTCGAAAGTTTGGGAAACAATCTTGTGTAGGCAGCTTTGCCCGCAAATAGCTTTGGCGCCGGGACGCAGCGCCTTGCTATCTGAATAGCGACTTATTTTCATGTCTATACCATCGGTATAGTGCATAAGACGCACGAGAAACCAATGATTGACTTCTTTCTTTTCTGTTCCACACAAGTCACAAACAGTTATAAGTCGCGTGGCCATCGGGGCTCCTTTCACACGTTCAGTGCCTTTTCTTCGACTTCGATTTGTTTGATGATGCGCTTGATCTGTCTTACTTCGATTGAGCGATCATAGACGAGATACTGATATAGCACAGCATCTTTTGCGGTTTGCCCAATGCGGTGCAAACGATCCTCTGCCTGCTCCATGACCGATGCGCGCCAGTCGTATTCAACAAAGAGCGCACGACTGGCCGCGGTCACTGTGTAGCCTACAGCGCCTGTAATCGCTCCGATGAATAAGTTACATTCGGGGTGGCGTTGAAAGAAGTCGACCGACTCTTGGTTGTTTTTGTTGCCGCCATAATGAGTCACCGAACGTTCAAAATTGCGATGAAGGGCCTCAATCACATCGATGTGGTGCGCGAAGACGACAAGTTTGTCTGTCTCTTCCAAGATATCTTGAATCATTGAAAACATGGCGGGCAGTTTGGCTATACCTGTTTGATGGCGAAGGGCGCTCATTTCAGAGAAAAGAACCTTCAAGTTCTCGCGTAATGAATGCCCGGCCTGTTTATAGGAGGCTTGGTCACCTTCGCGTTGCTCTTTCTCAACTTGGCGGCGCACTTCATCAACCGCATTCTCATTGCGGTTATACAACTCGAGCTCGCGGTTAATCAAAGGTGCGACGGCGCCCGGTTCAATAGGAATGATCTGACGGCGCTTTGCCGGCAGCCAAGGAAGCGCATCTTTCTTCAATCGACGCACCATACAAGACGCGCGAAGGTTGCGCTGCAATTCCTCGAGGTTTGTTGCACCATCCTCTGTCCAACCAAATGGCGTGAAGCCAGCCCCGCAGTAACGCTCAGCAAAAGCAGAACGTGAGGCGCCCAAGCCTTGCGGATCGCAAGCATGCACAGTTGTCCATAAGTCAATCGGGCGGCGATCGATTGGGGTCCCAGTTAAGAATAGGCGCTGCTCGGCGCGAAGAGGTGGGATGATGACTTTTTTTCGCTCCTCCAAACCAAGCAATGCTTGAGTACGTTTCGATGCCGCATTTTTGAGGAAGTGAGATTCATCGAAAATGATAAGGTTCCACTTGACTGCATCGAGCATCTCGGCCAATTCAACCGCAGCCTCATAGTTGAAAATAATGATGGGCGTGGATGGCCAGAGTTTGCGCGATGCGATGCCCGAAGGTAAGTCGTGAATCAGCCACGTCTCAAGCTCGCGCTGCCAGTTAATCTTAAGGCTGGCTTTCGTGCAGATTGCAACCCGTTTGATGTGCGGGTGAGCATTGATGTGCCCGATTGCTTCGATGGTTTTGCCAAGGCCAGGTTGGTCAGCGTTGAGCGTATTTTCACGTTCAACCGAAAAGGCGGTAGCGGCGGGCTGAAAAGGAAGATAAGCAACGCCTGGAGGCGCGGGAGGTGTCCAATCGCTGAAGATGAGCTGTGAGCTACGCGCTACGATTAAGTTAGAGGCGTCGATTTGCGCCTTCGCTGACGCATCGGCGACCGCATAGTAGGGGACGACTACCTGCGGGAGGAGCGTGACCCAGCGCTTTGCGCGCTTATCCCATCGTAGGCCTTTGTCTGATGCGAGCTCGCGGTCAGCGTAAGGCACATACAACTCAAAGCGTTTTCCTGTGTAGGTTAGTTGCATCGCATGATTGTATACCGAAGCAGAAGTCGCCCTGTCGATTGATCGTAGCACCGTGACGTTTATACCAAGCACGCAGTAGAGGAGTACTGAGGCCTTCACGGCCAAACTTTTTGGCGTAACCTTCGGTGCGCAGACCGTGCTTGTGCGCCAACCCAACCAACCAATCGAGACACTGCGAGGCTTGCCCGCACCCCGGGAAAAGCGAATAGATACCATGCAAGTAAATGTAGTTTGGGAAGACGTGGATTTCTAAAGTCATGCAGCAACGCCAAACCCGCACCCCGGAAAGGTAAGGGTGCGGGCGAGTGGCGGTCATAAATTCGGATTGGAAGCTCATGGTTAGCGCAGGGACTTCGATGCGCGTCCCTCCGGATTGTTATACCGCTCGAGGCGAAGAAGGGCGGCGAGCACGGTTAATGCGGCTGTGCCCGCCCCAAGAACAAAACCAAGTACGCCCGCTTGCAGTAAAGTCATCAGAAACCTCTCGACAAACGAGCGTGGTTGGCGGAGGGCTGCTCAGCCGCTGCTCGGTGCAGTGACGGTCCGCCTACGTTCATCTCGTCCGCCTTGCGCTTGCCATCCATGTAGGCTTGGGTGTTGCTGATATTGCCCGATTGGTATTGGGTGCCTTTGCGCAGGCTCTTCTTCTCCATAGCTTGATTTGCTACTGTGAGTGCATCGGTGAGACGAATGATGGCGCAGCCGGCAGCAGCCGAGCGCATTGATTCCCGCAGTTCGGTGTAGCGTTGATGTAGGCGAGACACAAAACCAAGGAGGAAATCTTTGCGGTACCCGAGCATGCAGTGCTTATCGGCATGCGCGGCGAGCAGCGCATTGTATTTTTTGTCGTACTCATTCTGCGCGATGCGCTTTGCTGCGGGGTGTAAGTAGGCCATGGTTTGGAGTGCGGCTTCGACGTTGACAGCGAGGCCAACAAATACAACAAAAGTTGCGCTCCAGTTGCGCCGTAGCAGCACGCGGCAAAAATTGCCTTCAGCAACGATTGAAGCGAGGCGTGCTTCCCAAAGCATTACCTTCGATTTGCCGAGGCAATACTCGAGCTCGACCGCCTCGAGTTTGCGCTCCTGCTCCCACTCAACGTCGCTCATTTCGACGTTGTGCGCAGCCATGAGTTTGGTGAGCATTTCGGCGAATGCTTGCGCTTCGGCTTCATTGCCGATCTTCTTGGCTGAGTCGGCCATCGCCTTCAGCTTGCGGAGTTTTTCGTGGGTTTTTTCGGTTGTCATGTGATTCCTCCAAAGTGAAATTGGTCGAAAGGGTGAGGGGCGGCCGAAGCCGCCCAAATGTTTAGCGAACGGGAACCAATTTGAATGATGAACGATTCAAAGTGGCTTCACCATTTGCAATGGCGTTCATACGCCGTTGCAAAATCTTGGCGTCACGAATGACAAGCTCAAGGCGGCGGGCGGCCATTCTTGCGTGAAATACGTTTTCAGATTCATGCGAGCAATCCAGCATGTCCTTGAGGAACATATTGGCAACACCTGCGCTGACTTCAATGTCGTTTGCCATATCGAAAATGTTTGCAAGTTTGCTTTCGTTCTTCATTTTTTCCTCCCTCTCAATTTCAACCTACAATCACATTTTATAAAAAGGTGGGTACCGTGTCAACCATTTTGCACGAAAATTTGGATTTTATTTTTGAGAGGTCAGTGAATTTGTGGCTCTTCGAGCCCTTCTACAACTAAACCATTTATTTTGAATAGGCTGGCGAGTGCGGCTTTTGCCGTTTCGTTGGCGACAAGTTGCAGTGAATTAACAAACTCCCCGATTTCTTTGTGGATGTCCGGCGCAACTTGCGTTCCGTCAGGAAATTTGATGTATACCTGCCCGACAAACACCAAAGCCCCCACGTTCAAGGTGGTTCGCGCCGCATCAGAAAGGGGAAAGTTTGGATTCATAGTTTTATGGATTGCTGAATTTCGACGCGCTGCGCACGGCCAGCCTCAAACACAATAACCACTTTCCCATAGAAATCGAGGGGAAGCAGTGGTTTGATCGTTTCTGCGGCCGCTTTCAGCACGTCCTGCGTGGGCTGCGGCGCGAGGAGTTGTTCTTGTGGGCTGCTCATTCTTCTTCGCCTTCCTCATCGTTCTCTTGACTTTGAGAATACCCACAAGCACATCGACAGTTTGGATGGGCGGGCGAGCAATCATCGCCACTATCAAACTGTGCATCGATGGCTATTTCTCCTTGAGCAGCATTGGCCTCACACTCGTCACAAGTTTCTTCATCGGAAACGATCCAAGACTTTAGCTTCATGCCTGCTTCTTCGGCCCCTATGTGTGTACCGCGAGCACGCGCAAAAGCGGCTTCGGTACGTGCGATCATAAGTGCCCGCGAAGGGGCAAACGATTCGCTGTCTTGAATCATGGAACTTGTTTTTCCCGCGGCCCAGCCTTCATCGATAGCTTGTCCAATCAATCCTTGTAAGTTTTCGCGGGTGGTTTCAGTAATAGCCCATTCAGGATTGGGGTTGGGAACTATGCGTCCATCTTTCAATCGACGCATACCCACAAGCTCGGCTGCGCGGTCTGCGGCTGCTTCTTTCACGCGAGCGAGCACGGTCTTCCATAATTCGGAATCTTCGGTAGTAGCGAAGCCGGCCTGAAGGAGTATTTGACGCGCGCCGTCTTCGGCTTCAGTAGTTAGTAATGGGAGGAGTTGGTCAGAAAGAGTTACCCAGTTAAGATCAATCGAAGCCATGAGATCGTCAATATCTTTGGGGTCAGGCATGTTTTAGACAATCCCCCGACTCACAAGAAGCGCAAGCCTGCTTTGGTAAATGAAGAGCAACCCACCGAGCAATGAGTTGTCCTTTTGTATGCAAGAAGGCGATCAGTACCCCTGCCATTTCCGCTTCAGATTGCGAGATACGAAAGGGGAGCCAGATGCGGCCTTTTCCGTCCTCCCTTTCCCGCTTACTGCAGCGTTTGGTTTAGGTGTGGGCTTATTAGCTGTTACTGTTTGCGCGTCGACTTGTTGTTTTTGGTTATCGAGGAGCTCTCCCGATGCGATACGGTCAAGGGGCACAGCGCCTGTGGCTATATAGATCAAGGGAACGTCGCCGCCTTGCACAGGCTCCAGCCCGTTGCGCATACGACGCTCATTGACTGTAAGTGCGCCGACTTTCATGTCTCCCGCATCGATGGTAGCTTGATCGGTTGCAGCGACCTCCTCATTTTGGTCGAAGCGATGTTCAATGTCTGTCCATCCCCATCCGAGCTCAATGATTTGGTTGATGAAATTAGACCACCAAGTCATTTCGGCATTGAGGCCCTGTGCCCGCATTGTTTGAGCGAGTTGTTCTGCATTTGCTTTTGGTTCGGGATCTTTTACAAATGGTTTTGGGTCCATGCGAAATGCAAAGCAGATTATGCGCGTAATCCACTCATCGTAATCGCACTTGAGTAACTCACCTGCAGACCCCTTGAGCTCGAAAGGTTTCATGCCTCCGGGGATGAAGCGTACTTTTGACTTTAGTTCTGCATTGCCAGCAAGGAGCGCATCGAACGAGGCTTGCCACATTGCTATTTGCTCTGGAGTCCAAGTATCCGGTACGCCGAGCATAACATCGGGAATCGTCCCCTCTTGCCAAAAGTTGAGTTGGTAAAGTGTCTTGCGGATACCTTCGGTGGCTTCAAGCATAACTTGCTCAACTTCTGGATACCCAAATATCGGGAGATTGGTGCGCGGTCGATTGGGCATGTAGAGCAAGTCGCGCTCAGTGAAGTTATTGAAAGGCAATCCTTTGATGATTTGCTGGTAGGCGGGTTGAGGAAAGTCAGGGATACGCCCTTCATCATCCACAAGCGGCTTGATCGTACCGCCATCGAGCGCTTCGAGTGCATAAGGTTCCCCTTCAAGCGCATTGCGTCGAATGAAGCAAGTTGCCGCGTCGATCTCATAACGGTCGCGGAACAGCATTCGCATCCAAATGGCGTATGGACGCTTGCGGTCCGGTTTTTTGAAGAAATCATTTAGTTGCTTGATGCGCGGATCATTGTCACTATCGCCACCCTCGTCCTTTAACTTGAATGCCCAAGGTAAAGAAATGATCTCATCGATGCGGGCCTCAATGATGGTTGCGAGGATGCCCCAACTGCCAGCCAATGCGCGAAGCATACCAAACTTCTGTAGCTGTGCGGGCCAGTATTCAATGTTTATCCCGACCGGATAATCCCATTCGCGCGGTGTAGTTATGTAAGGTGGTCCAAAAGGTGTAACAGGCTGAAAAGGAGAAAACCAATTGCGATCAATGTCCACATCAGCGATGAAGTTATCGGGGATGGTGCGAGTAGCTTCTTCACTTTCAGGGCCGGCGAGCAACCCTTTGGGAATAACTGCAAGCGCGCGAGAGCCGCTTTTGCGATCATTGTTGGGGCCGAAGGGGGCACGACCGCGCATATCTCCCGGGTGCATTTGTCGATAGCTTTGGCCAGTCATTCCGAATCCGGGGTTGATTGGACGAGGGGTTCCGCCCAAGGGGGCTTTACCAAAGAAAGAAGAAACATCCTCATCGTCCTCACCTGCGAGCAATGACTTATCAATCAATGGAGTTGTTCTCCTATGTTTGCGCCTTCGCGTTACATTGTAATGGGAAAAAGGTTATCCCGATTGAGCGCTCGCAGCAACAGGTAAATCTTTGGTCAGCCAAGGCGGTGTATAACAGCGCGCATGCCACTCTTTGAAGCCATCGGTAACATAATCAAGCCCCAGTGGTTCTTTGCAGATAGCGCACACTTTCGATGGTTTTAATTTACTCATCATGTCTTTGTAAGCCTGAGTAACAGAGCTTTGCGGAGGTTCAGGAGTTGGCGCAGGATTAACTCCTGCTGCTTTTGGCAAGGCTTCGGGTGCAGCAGGCGCGTTGGCGGTTGTGGCCATACTTTGATAGTGTTTAAGGAGCGCCCAACCACCTGTCAAATGCAATAACTTATAGTTAGCGACTGCGAGTGCGCAGACGCAGTCATCGTGGAAGCCTTCCGGAGCTGAGTACTGCACGCCCGTTCTTGTGTACTGATATTCAAATTCCTCGAGCTCGTCTGCCACCTCTTGCGGGTAAGAAATGAGGCCGTGCTGAATTGCGACGGCAAGGCCTTCCATGATCTGCTGCTTTGAAGTCGCGGTAAACTTGAATCCTTCATAATTACTGCCATGTTGGCGCTGAATAAACTCAACTACAGCATCGCCCACACCTGTCGAGTCGATTAGCGCGGGTTTATGACCTATATTCTTGTGTAGTCGCGCAACTGTTTCCATCCAGCCAATTTGGAAGCGGTCGAAGAAGCAGCATTGACCTTTTTCGGTTAAGCCAATATCTACGGTCCAATCGACTGACTTAGCTAAGTCAACTCCATGCACCATTGGCTCAGCTTTTACTAAGGCTTGCGTACAGGCTTTGATGGCCGCAAAACCAAAAGGATTGCCCGTGTCTTCACCTGGCTCAGCTTCATATAACTCTTTGAATACATCGGCGGGAAGCATTGCGCGAGCGTCTTCGACTTCTTCCGCACTCAGTACGCCCGCTGCAACAGCATCGTAAGCGCGAAGTTTGGCGAAGTGCATATTTTTCGCACCAGCTTCCGCTTTCCTTGCGAGCCGATAGAACCAGTTTTTTCTTCCTCTGACATTTCCAATACATCTTATTGGGCCCTTTGTTGCGGTAAGTGTTGAGCGAACAGCATGCCACGACTCCTCGCGGACACGCGATGCCTCATCTACTACACAAGCAAAAACATCCTCACCATATAAGTTATCGGGTATTTCGCCTGATAGAAACCATAAGGTCGCGCCGTTGATGAGGGTAATAGTTGCAAGTGTTTTGTTTGAAGTGAATGTGTTTTTAGTTAGCCCACGTTTTGCGCGTCGATAGGCGATGGCGGCTTGACGTGATACAGGTGCTACCCACCAAAAGTTTTGTCCCTCGTGCCCGTGCATAGCTTGCTCGATGATCCATGCAAGACAACCTACGGTTTTGCCTGCCTTAGTTGATGCTTCAATTATGCCATATCTTTCAGGACAGAAAATAGCATCTTCTTGTGCTTTGTATAGGTGCGGGCGCACCCACATAACTTCTTGTACTTCGCGTGCTTTAGGTAAGGGACCGCCTACAAACCCCATCAGGCCGCCTCATCATTTGCACCATCATTGAGCGCGGCCCGAGTTGCAGGCGTATCGAAAGAGAAGCTAACTTTTATGGGTCCTCCGTCATTGCCTGTTACTTTAACCGCCTCATCGCGCTCACCCAACCAATACTTGGACAAATGGATGGCCATTTGTACGCCCGGCGCACCGGGTGTTGAGGCATGTGCAATTTGCAAGCGGCGAAGACTAATTTTCGCTTGCGCCGAGCCAAGATCCCAAGCTTTGCGGAGGTCCTCATCTTTTTGTAAGCGCCCCTCGAATCCTGTTTGACAGATACCAAAGAATTGGGCCGCCTCCGCTTGTGTGCAACCCATACGAGCGAGCTCATATAACTGCTTTATGTCTATGTCAATTTTGCGCCAAGCCTTGCCTGATCCAGGTCCTCCGTACTGGCGAGTCATTAATTCTTCGAAGATGAGTTTATCCTCATCCTGTCGAGAAATAGTCTGCCCTTCGGGCGCTCGCACAGTTATGGGTCGAGGTTGAGGAAGTGGATAAGGCCGAGTTGGAATCTGTCTCATGCGTTAATTTTATAACAGGTGTGGTATTTGTGGGTCAAGAAGTGGGTGTCGTTTGGAATATTTTAAGAGCTATTCGATTTTCTTCTACTTTAGTTATAAATTCTAGTTCATCTTTATTCTTTTTTGTTTTGATTGCTTTCAAGTTTTCATTTGTTGTTGAGATGTGTTGCTTTGGATTAGTTAACTTCTTTAAAGCCCAGTACCTGCTCATCCTATTTTCATACCGTTGATCCGATCTTTTTTGTTTTGCTGTTCTATCAGTTGATTTTTTCATGTTTTAATATACCTTTTTCTAATTGCCCGATGATGGCTAGACAGCGCAGCTACAGCACCCCCCTAAAGGGGTGCTTGCATAAAAGCGCCTGGCTGTCTGACTATCTCGAATTTTAACGGTTGCATGTTAGCCGAATTTTTGTATACAATCCTTGTGAGGATAAGGAATGCTTTTGACACCTCGACAACTCGAGCATCGTTTGGGTGTTACAGCCATGACTATTTATTACTGGACCAAAGGTCATGGAAACTCACCTGAGCTACCGCAAGTCAGGGCACCTCGAGGAAAAGGGAGTCAAGTTCTTTACGACTTTGGAGAAACTCGGGCTTGGTTGAAAGAACATCGACCACACCTTGTTAGCAGATTGGAGATGGGTTGTGCCTGTCGCTATTGCAGAAAACACGGGGATCTTCCTCAACGTGCTGCGCGAGCACCTGCCCAGTCTGCGGCAGCTTAGCGACGCCGCTGTTGAGAAGAAGCTCGGCAAAGAAAAGTTTGCTGAGGTTCAGAAGATTGCGTGGGAGTTTCTCGACGGCGCAGTTTCGGGCAGCCTTACCCGGAACGAGCGTTACGCTCTCTTGCACAAAACAGTTGCCTGTCTCATTCGTTGGATGGAGGCACAAGACATTCCTGTGACTCCTAACACTTTGGTTAACAATGCTCACTTGATGCCCCACGCAGTTGACCGTGCTTTTCCTTTTTATGCGAAGGCCAAGTTGCTGCGCGTGGTCATTCAATCGAGGGCGGCATAAAACATTTTGCTTGACAGCCGCGCGAGGATTTTTATATAAGCGCGGCATCGATGTTTGCTGTGTGGAGGAAAGTCAATGTTAGTCATGCCGAGTCTGGCACTGATCTTGCAACCTTTTATCTAAGTGTTTCCTCCAGAAACAAGGAGGGGTTTTCGCCATTTGCCCCTCCTCCCTTTTTTGCGTGAGGAAACACATTGTTAAGTTTGCGAGCGATCTTCGATAGGCACCGAATACCTTGGCGTGACCATGGTCCGAATACTAGCGCGGGCAATGTGTCAATAGCCTGTCCATGGTGCGGGACAGACCCCTCGTTCCATTTATCTGTGTCCGAAGAAGGGCACGGTTACTATTGTTGGCGCAATAGTCGCCACGCTGGCTATAAGTTATCCTTTCTATTTAAGGCGTTACATATTCCGACCGAAGGGTTCGATCCTAAAGACCTCGATGCAATCAGCGAAGAGCGGTCAGCGCCTCAGGAACTAGCAAAAGATTACAGCCTGTGGTCGTACCTTCTTCCCGCTGAGAACAGCAAGGAGTGCTTACGCTATTTACTGCAACGTGGTTTTTCGATGCCTGCCGCTGTATGTAAGCAGTTTGGTTTGCGCTACGAGCCGGTAAGCTCGAGTCGTTGGGAAGGGCGCCTCATTATCCCGCTTTCAGTTGGATGGACCGGTCGTGCGATGCGGCCGCAACTCAACCCCAGGTATTTGTCG